CCCTTCTGAACCCAAATCGGAAGGGTGCAGTCGCAAATGTCTATGAATTCGCTCAGTGTCATCTCATTACCTCCTATTTTTCTGTGATTGCCATCGCCGCGATCCCGCCCAGTGTCGGGAGTATCCACCACAGCGACTTGTATACTATTATTGCCGTCATTTCCCACACGCCCATGTCTATCTCTCCTCTCCATACTTCCTTGCGTACTCATCATTCAGAATGCTGACTCTCACATTGAGTCTGTCGATTTCATCCGCGAGTGCGTTGCGTTCTGTATCCACATCCTCTGTATTCTCGTAAACTCCGCTCATGATGTTTTCGTAGTGCTTCCTCGCGGTCTTCTCACTGTAGTGTGCAGCGTACAGATAATCTGTTACCCATGTCACGCATCCCTTGCGGACGCTCTTTACATACATAGGGTGTCTGTATTCCTTGAAGAATGAGCTGATTTCCCATCCCTTCCATGTGTAGTAAACTGACATCTCTATTTCTCCTCTCTTATCTCTTCGAGGACCTTGTCCAGGTCACACTTACATATTTCTGCAAGCTTTTTCATTTCTCCGATTGTGAAGTCGTCTTCCTTCTTGAGATCCCATCCGAGCCATCTGATTGCCGTCCATACATCCGGCGGAAGCATATCTTCGTCTTTTCCTATGAGCAGCTCGCGGATATCTGACTTGTATGAGTCTCCGTACTCCGTCCATATGACCAGGTCATGGTCTTCTGTGATTGAAATGTGGTTTACGTTAAGCGTGAACGCATCCGGTGCTTCTTCTGCTATGCAAGCGAATGCCATTCCGCTTACTCCATAACACGCTGATTCCATTGGGAACCCTTTCGGAAAAACAAGTGTTACTTCTTGAATGTTCTCTCCGCGTGTTCCGTATGTCGTGAGTGCCGTGTAAAGTGTCATGTCCGTGTCTCCTTTCCTTATCTCCAATCCGTGCGACCTGATGCACGAATCTCCTCTATATCCTCTGCTATGTATTCCATGTCGCTCATGCAGTAGTTACAATCCCTTGTATTCGGCTTATTTGTCCTTATCCATTTGATGGCAGCCTCTATGAATCCGAGTGCTTCGTTTGGTTCGAGATCCCTTACAAGCCTGGCCTCTTGCCATTCCGGATATCCGCTCTCATCCCAATCCTCAAGAGGATCTTCGGTCATGATACGGACATCGTAGAATGATGCGTCTGCCATGAAGTATGTGCCGTCTGTCAGTTCTCCGTAGAGAACATAGATTCCGCCTCCGGTGTATATCGGTGTTATGCTTCTGAATGTGTTTGCCATTGTCTTGTCCTCCTATCTATTGCGTAGGTACTTCATCACTTCGTACATTGGGCATTTTGCACGGCTTGCGATCTCTTCGAGTTCTCCAATCGTGAAGATCTTCTTCTCTTCTATGCCCATTTCAGCGAGTGCCTTTTTGATTCTGTTCTCCATTGTTTTGCTCTCCTCTCTGCGTGGGGATCGTTTCTGACCCCCACGGCTTTGTATCTCCTCTGCTACTTGAGCAGTTCGTTGATGTATTCGATGCCGCTTGCTTTGTGGTAGCATCTCTGACATGTCGCGCAGCTCCTAGCTCCGCAGTTGATGTTGACCTTCTCCGCGTGTTCCTTGTCATATACTGTGAACACCTTGTCGATGAACGGATATTTCTCTGCGACCTGGTCTGCATCCACTGACACATTCAGAAGTACCGATGACAGAATGATTATCAGATTATCCGGTTTCTCTATGCCGTACTCTTCCATTGCGTCCGCGATGATCCAAGGGTTTTTAGTCCACAGTGCCATCGTGCAGTGTTTGTTCTGCTCTGCTATCAGGAAGTAGTTCTTGACCTGGAGCGTGTTGTTAAGATCCCCGAAGCTTTCAAATCTGAAGAACGCCATATTCAGAAATGGGATGTCCTCTGCCTTGAGTTCTGTCTTTGTCAGAAACTCCGTATTTCTCTCGAGCTTCTCGCGGAGATTTGCGTATCTCTTCTGCATCCTTGCAGAGAAGCAATGTTTACAAACCGCTACATCTGACTTCATTCTCTCTATGCAGTGTGCGTTGCACAGTGGCGATGTTGACAGTGACGCGAAGCCTTCAAGCTTTCCGGTCATCTTCCAAGTTATAGCCTTCTCAAGTGCTACTCTGTTTGCGGTCTTTTCCATTTCTGCGCTCCTTCCTGGTTAGCATACACTATTGTATGGTGATTAGCTTGACGGCTTGCCTTTGTGGCTTGCCGTTCTCTGTTGTGGCTATAGATTAGCATACACTATTGTATGTTGTCAACAGTTTTTCCAAACTTTTTTAAAATTATTTTTTCACGCCATCGCGATCCCTACGCGCATATATAGGAAGAAAACCGACAGAAACCGGACGGGAAAAACCAGGTCGCAACAGAGCAGCGCGACAGAATAAGCACAGAAATACAAAAGAATCCAAAGAAATACAATTGACAGATGTGGAAAATACTTTTTACTATATATGTAAAGAAACACCATCAGCACAACACCTATACAACACGCCTTCAATCCTTTAATCAGCGATCCCGTCAGAAGAACGGCAAGCTGATTTTTTTAGTGCAGTATGCAGATACGAAGGAAAGTACAGCGAGCAGATACAGAAGGAAGGAAAGTGACCGCCGTGGGTATCGTACCCACCGCAACGAATAGATGCGACCCTACAAATAGAAGAAAAAAAGAAGGAAAGCGGAACGGCACGGAGTCGGTAGGGGGGTCCGGTTTCCGACCCGTTCCGCCCCATCCGGATGCTCACTCCTCTATATTATATATATAGTGTATCGACAGAACGAAAACCACTGAAAACATCACCTGAACAAAACCTGGCGACCTGAAAGGGTCGCTTTTTTAGTGCAATTACATGATCTTCAGAGAGTCCTCAAATGGGTGGAGTAGGTGATGTCCCAATTGAGGGTGAAAAAACGGACTCGATTGAAAAAATTATAAAAAATTCTGAAAAGTTGAGCACTTAGCGTGAAGGCGTTGGGAGGAGTGGGATGGCAAAGATAAATGCGGTTGACACATACAGAGCGATATTGCAGACAGACTACTGCGAATACGTTCAGTATGTACATCACGATGCATGGAAGAAAACGCCTTTTCACCGGTTTCTGTGCAGATACGTTCAGAATTTCGTGGAGCGTGAGACCGACCTGCCCTATGAGATATTGGTCATCACTACACCGCCTCAGCACGGCAAGAGTCAGAGCATAACGGAAACTCTGCCATCGTGGTATTTGGGGAAACACCCTGACAGAAGGGTCATCGAGATCAGCTACAACGAGGAATTCGCCATCAACTTCGGAAGGTTGAACCGCAGGAAGATCCAGGAATTCGGAGAAGACCTGTTCGGCATCACCCTGGCGAAGGACTCGAACCGAAATGTGGAGTTCGAGATAGCGAAGCACGGCGGTGGCATGATGAGTTCCGGTATCGGTACAGCTGTCACGGGTAAACGATGCAATCTGATGATAATAGACGATCCGGTGAAGAACAAAGCTGAAGCTTTCAGTAAGTCAAGGCGTGACCTCATCTATCAGGAGTGGCTGATGTCGTTCAAGACGCGTCTCGCACCGCACTCAAAGGTCATTCTGATAATGACTCGGTGGCATGAGGACGATCTGGCGGGTCGCTTACTGGAGAACGAGGAGCACATCAAGCTGCTTCGGTTCCCTTGTGAGTGCGAAGAGGAGAACGACCTCTTGCACAGACGCATCGGAGACGCACTGTGTCCGGAGATAGGCAAGGACAACGAGTGGCTGAAGGTCTACAAGAACTCGATGGTCACCACAGAAGGCACTATGGCATGGAACGCTATGTTCCAGGGCAGGCCTTCTGCTATGGAAGGAAACATCATACAGCGTGACTGGTGGGAATACTACGAAGAACTGCCGCAGATAAACACATGGGTGATGTCTGTGGACGCATCTTTCAAGGATGATGACCAATCCGACTATGTAGCTATCCAGGTATGGGGCAAGAACGGTCCTGACATCTACCTCATAGACGCTGTGAAGAAGCACTTGAACTTTCCTGACACCATCATGGAGATAAGAAGGCTCCGTGCGATGTATCCGGACTGCAAGACAACGCTGATAGAGGACAGAGCGAACGGATCTGCCATCATCACGATGCTTCGGAGAGAGATGTCAGGCATCATCGCGGTACAGCCTATCGGCTCAAAGATGGCGAGAGTGCAGGCTGTGCTCGGTGCTATCGAGTCAGGCAACGTACATGTGCCTAAAAACCGCAGATTCACAGCGGATTTCGTGGATGAATGCAGCTCATTTCCGAACGCTGCACACGATGACCAGGTGGACTGCATGAGTCAGGCACTGAACAGACTCATCTATCAGAGAGGAAACGCTCCGATAATAGAGAAGCTGTCCTCATT